TTATCGACCATTCCATCAATAATTACTTGCTTCTCATCTGTTAAATCCGAAAGGCTTGTCTTGATGATCTGGTCGGCTTCAGTATCAACTACTGTTTTTTTGCGCAGATCAATGACTTCTGTTTTAGCTTCAGGCGTAATCGTTTTACTCGCTTCTTTCGACTTGAGTATCTCGTTTGGCTGCTTATCATAGTTAGACGGCTGAAAAGCCCAACCAGCGTCAGGCTCAACATTTGGCAAATCCTCATTGGATGTTATTCCTTTTCGGATGGCTTGCTTTTCAGTGATTGCATTAATCGTGCAGCGACACCGATACCCATTTGGTACATACCATTTCTGCCAGAATGGATCGTCAATGTGGCGAATAACACCATCTAGTACCAAATGACTTGGACGAGTTCTTTTGTCGTTGATTGCAAAATATTCAAGATAAGGGCGTTTATCTTTACTCTGTTGCTGATGTAACCACCTGCCGTGAGCATAAGCATTCTGGATATTGGTGCGAAACACATTATCTAAATGCGCCTCTGACAACTCAATGCCATTATCCTCAACCAGTTTTTGAAAGTCTCTAAAAGTACCGCCACTCTCCAAAACCTTATAAGCTGAATCCAATACAGATTGAATCTGGTCAAGACCCGCCAAATGGCTCACAGTAGAAGCATATTGGCGTGAATTTAAATCAAGTGCATAGTAGTCGGCAGGCAGTAAAACACCTCTTGATCGAGCAAATGCAATAGCTTGTAAGAGCGTCATATTGTCCATTTAACGACCCTCTTTTGAATGCACATATCCCAAAATATCAGCAGCAAACAAAGCCCGATCTAACACTTCATTAAACTGTGATTTATCAGCAGTCTTAGCGATAGCAAATAGACTCGTTTGCAGTTCTTCAATGCTTTCACTACTCAGAATCAAATTTTTCAGGTCACTATCTGACAACAATTTGAAGTTTTGATCCGCCAATTCATCAAGCTCTTGTTGCTCTTGTGTAAGACCATTAACACTTGCAGCAAAACTGAAAGGCTTGCTTGGAATTGCTTTAAATTGCGGCTGTGGTGTTTGACTTGGTAAAGGCTCTGCCAAATCACCCTCTTGCAATCCATACTCACGGATAAAATATTGATTGGTAAATACCGCACCTGCATCTTTAAGCTTTACGTCACGCTCAGCTTGATCTTTATTAAGCTGCTTAGACTTCTCACCCAAGATAATTTCATGCTCGCCCCAACCATTTAAGGTACAAAGCGCATTAACAATGGCTTGGAACGTGGGTGTAACTAATCGAATATCCGCATTCAATTTATCTTTACGCACATTTTCATGCACTTCACCCAATGCACGGCTACCAGTTCCATCGGTTCCGCTTGTAAGGGTTTGACCTAAGATTACCTTTTGAATCTGACGAATAATCGTATTGTTAAAGGTCTCGAATGATGCGCCCGCATTACCTGAAGATGCTGCCAAAATCTCAACTTCATCTTCTGCATCAATCGAAATTACACTCTGAGCATGTGCATTGAGTAACGCTTGATTCATGTCATCTGGTTCAGAGTTTTTGCACTTGCCTTTTAAAATCGGTGTACCAAAGCGCTCTAAGAACTTCGCCCAGAACTTGAAGCCATTCTTACGAAAGAAATCTAACCAATAAACGACTGTCAGCAATGCTTTACCATAAGGTTGCTTATAACTTGCTTTACGTTGTGTAAGAAAAAACTTAAAGGTTTGATCTACTGTAAGCTCTTGACCTGTGCCTTCTGGTCTATAAATTAACTGCCCATCATTTCTAGGTTCAAACCATTCCATCGGCTTTTCACCGATCCAGTTCAAACCTATTTGTCCGCCATCAGTCTGATCATAGACCGCTTCTAAAACTGAATAACCAAATAGCAAAGCGTTAATTGCACCCGAAGCAATCTCTGCAAACCATTTCTTAATCTCTTGCATTAATAAAATGGCTTCTGGTGTATCACTTGGCTCGATACGAAATGGAGTTGCAAGCAATGCATCAATACGTGTCTCAAACGCTTGCCCAATCTCATCATCATCAAGAAGAATGGCTAAGCGATGACGTTGAATCCCTGCTTTGCGTAAAGTCTCATCTAAATCAAGTTGTTTACTTAACTTATAAAATTGACTGACCGCTTCTTGAGAATATAAAGACCCATTAGACAAAGCCTTTTTAGACGCTTTGTCCTTAATTTTAGACTTTGCCATGTTGATACCTTAGTTAAAATGTACGACTTCCTGCTGTTGCAGGTTTTTTGGGTGTTCTGCCTTTGATTAATGGCTGCAATGCGTATCGAATCGCATCAATATGGTGGTTATATATATCGAGAATAACGGGTAGCACATCACCCGCACGATTGACTTTGTACGAATACAGACGAAATTCCTTAGCTGTTTCAGTACAACGTGGATGAATCACAATCTTTTTGAATTTCTTTAAGTAAGTGATGCCATCTTCAACACTTCCCGCACCTTTTTCTGCGGCTTCAATCTTAAAACCTTGTCGCTTTAAGTAGCTGATTGTTTCAGGTCGTGCTGAATCTGCTCTGATCTTATGTTCTCTTACACCTGGCACTTCATCGAATAACTTTGGTAAATGGTCAATTTCACAACCGACTTGATTGACTTCATATTCGATATACAAGACATCATCATGCACCCAGATTTTATTGAGTGTGGTCGGGTCTTTAGCAAATCCCCAGTCAGCACCGTAATAAACATCTACCCAGTCAGATTGCGGCTCAAATTCTTCAATAACGTAATGACCGCTAAATACAAGCGAGTCTGAATACTCAAGATAAGCGCCACGCCATACATGCTCAAATAAAGCCCATGCGTTTGCATCGCCCGCTTGTTGCATCTGAATAGCACGCTGACGATCTGCCTCGTATTCATCGAGTAAGGTTTTTCCTGCGAATGGATTGTTGTCAATGTTGACCTCAACCACAATGCTGCTTTCAGGTGTAAACTCACCTCGCAAGAAGTCATCAATCGGATCGTGTTTTGATTCAGGATTCCATGATGCCCATATTTCAGCACCTTCTGTACGCATCGTTGGACGTAGTAAGCGCAATGACTTATCAGATAGCCGATTGGCTTCTTCAATCCATGCACGCCTAAATCCCTCTAATGACTTGATCGAATCAGCCGTATGGTCTTGCATACCCTGAAACAGAATCACGCCATCACCGCCAACACGCTTAATTAAGTCACGCTGACAATCGAAGTAATCAGACAATCCAAGTGCTTTGATCTTATCTTCAATCAATTGCTTTGATGAGAACTTGATAGACTTCTGCACTTCACGAATGCATACAGCACGAAGCTCTTTATCTGCAAAGCAATCCTCAACCAATGCTTCTGCAAAGAAATGTGATTTACCTGAACCACGACCACCGTATGCGCCTTTATAGCGTGATGGTTTTAGTAACGGTAATGCCCATCGTGGCGTTTGAATCTCAAGCTCCACAATGTCACTCCTTAGTCAATTACTCGCCTTGTAATGGTTACGTTAATGTCACCACCGTTTGGGCCTGTGTGCTCAATCTTGTCTTTGAACGCCCCAACCGAAACATGCTTGCCAATCAGTTCAAGATTCTTCACCTTATCAGGCCATTTGATCTTTTTGAGCCAACCTTCCCCATCGGACAATTCAATGCTTTCGACATTGTTGATGTACTGTCTCCAAATCTTAGGCCATTCCTTTAATGGCTTCATATTTAGATTTTCATCCATGATGTCTAAGACATCCATCTGATCAATTTCGACTAGGCGCTTTAGAACATAATCAGCGTCGATTTTGGTGCGTTCTTCTCGCTTTGCTTGAGCTTCTGCAATGGCTTTTGCGATTGTAGTATTTTGTAGTAGTTTGACAGCATTGGTATTAGCCAATTTCGATGAAAACCCTGCTCGAATCGCGGCTTGCGTTGCATTTAGGTCTATCAGATATTCTTCGACAAACCTTTGCTGTTTAGGCGTTAGGTTCGCCATATCTCTACTCTCTTATTGGTTCATCTATTAAAAACC